ACTTTACAGAAATGTTTATCAAGAGCGTTGAAGATGGTAAATGGAATACTGAGAAGATTGAAGCAATCAAAGAATTAAAATTTGAGAAAAAGATGGTGAAAATGGATTATTTAAAATTCAAGAATACAACAGATAAAGATTTGTGTTACGTTGAAGGGTTTGAAATGAGGGGCAACGAGGATTATTCTTACAGCGATGACTACGGCAATTGGTATAATAAAATGGGTTCAGTTTGGGCTGAATTTGATAAAAAAATTAATAAAGAAAGAGATTTAAATTTCGGACGAATTTCGGTAGATTTAAGAGAATTTTATAAAATATTAGACACTCAACATGCCGATTATTTCAAGGAGAAACATTTTAATAAATATCAGTTCAGAGCAGGAAGAATAGTCCAAGCCACATTATTCAACGACTACACTTATACATCTTTCAAGATAGTAAAGGTAACTAAAACTTATATTGAGGCTTATCCAATTTATTATCGTGGTTCGTGTGGAGATACTAGAAAAATTACCAAGCCCAGCTATTTCAAGCGGTTCAAGTATTAAGAATAATCTTAGTATAGAAAAAGTGGTAAGTGGTAAGTGGTAAGTGGATTTTGGTTCAGGGAATATTCTGAAAAAACGAAGAAAAACAAGAAAAAAAAATAAAATTTTACAAATAAAACAGAAAAAACATCTTTTTTTCACTCCAGTATCAAACCTCAACATTTGACTTACCACTTACCACTTTTACCTAAAATAAGCTAATAATAAAATAATTTGTTACGATAAATGGTAACAAAATAAAAAAAAAAGTAAAGTGGTAAGTCAAGTGGTAAGTGCTTTTTGACTTACCACTTTTCATTTGACTTACCACTTTTACCAAACTAAGAAATTAATATAGTATAGTAAGGATATCCACCATTTCCATTTCCAGTACAAAAAAATCATTTTTAGTATAATGTGTTTACCCTGCGGTTGGTCTGAAGCGTCACAGATTTAAGTATTCCAATTTAATTAATAATAAAAATATAAATATTTATAATTAATTCTAATTTATTCTTTTTTTTCCTTATCTAATTCTTGTTCTTGTTCTATTTCTATATCACCAGTTAATTTAAAAAATTCTTTCAACAAAGGAATATTAAATATTTTTGTATTTCCGTTATTAGTTTTTTTACCAAATTCAATTCCTGAAATATTCATTCTTTTCAATCTTACTCCAAATTGTTGAGAAGACACTTTATAATCTAATCCACATTTTTTACACCACTCATTAAACATTTCGTACTGTTTCTTATCAATAAGTTCTACATTTTCTTCGTAATAATTTTCTAGTACCAAAGATTTAATCCAACTCTCAATAGGAGTAACTCCAGCCTCTTTAGTATCGGTAGAATATTCAGTTTCAGGAATTTTCATCTTTCCGAAATTTTCTAAATCAGGAATGCTCTTGAAATGTTCGTAACATGTTTTAATAACATTTACATCGTTTAATAATTCGTAACATTTTTTAAAGAATTCTTTATTTCCAATTAATTCATCACTAGAACGGACAACAAAATGTCTTCTATCATCTTTTGTTAATTTCCAAGGCTCTTCGTTATTAGTAGTTCCAAAGTATCGGTGAAAACTAGTTATAGAATACTGTTTTATACCCTTTTCATTAATTGTCAATCTTGGATTTGTAATCAAACCTTTAATTTTACCTTCACATTCAACACTTTCTTTGCGGCTAAGTTCGTCTAAATTAATAAGAAAAGTGTCCGTCATTCTGCTATTAAAATCACCCCAAACATCTCTGCTGGGTTGAGTTGTTTCAAAATATTTTGTTTCACCGACCATTGCTGCTAATAAATTCATTAATGTACCTTTCCCTGCTCCTTGCTTGGAAATTAAAGTAGGACAAACAGATTTTATCTGAGGAAATTGTATCATCTGACCTATCCAAGCTTCCAAATAAGTAGCACATACTTCATCATTATTACAAAGAATTTTAATAAGTGACCTAAAAGTTTTAAGGGCTTCTAACTCTTCAGTATAATCTAGTACTAATTCCATTGCGAAAGGACGCCAAGTATTAAAAATATTTTTAGGACAATCTTCTTCGTTTGGATAACAATCAATATCATCGTAGCATCTTTGCTTTGGATTATTTCTTAACCAATCGCTAATAAAATTTTCTTCAGTCACACCAAATAAAGGGTGAATCTTTTGATAAATCATTGTTTCGTAAGCCGTAATAAGGTGAGTCTTTGACATTATAACTATTCTATTTGGTTCTTCCTTAATAAAAAATCCTTTGTTAACAATTTTACAAATTGTTTTCTCAAATTCGGTGGCTACTTCTCTGAATGATTTACCTGTTGGAATTGTAACTGGAACATCTACTTTAATTTCGTAATCATCAGGAATTTTAATTACATCGGAATGCTCTTTGTAAGCAAAAACCATATCCAATCCATCAAATTCATCATTGACTCCATCTGTTATTTCAAGTAAAAGTTCCTCGTCATCGTAATAATCTCCGTACATCATTAGTCCATCAAACATCAAGGCACAGATTGAAATCTGTTTAGAATTACAAACAGAAATAACTTTTTGTAGAATTTTATTTTCGTAAACGCAAAGAATTCTATTAATAGCTGAACCTAGCCAATTATAAGTTCTAGCAATTGGAACACTATCTACAACATGCTTATAACATTCTAATCCAGTAACGGCTTTTTGGAGTTCTTTACATTCTTTATCAAATTTTTTAAAGAAATCATCAGTAATTTTTCTATTTAATTTATCATCATTGACTGCCTTTAAGAATGCGGTTTTCCCATCTGCTCCGAAATCTTGTAAAATGGTATCTCTGTTTCTAATGTAATAAGTTAGACAAGGACAAAGAATTTTATTTTTGTCACAAATATATTTCAAAATAACTGGGTGAGCGTTCTTCATATCAATATCCGTAGTAATTTCACGTAAAAGTAAACCACGAATATCTTTTGGAAGTCCTTGGATAGAATTTCCACAATAAAGTCTGCCTCCTACGATAAGTGGAGTGGTCTGAGTATAGCTATAAACTCTTTTTACTTCTCCTCTTGTTTTAATATTTGCGTAGCAATAATCTTTCATTAATGAAAATTTTTGTTTGCGTTCGTCCTCATTCTTACAATTTTTGGAATAATTTTTAAAAATCTTATAATCCATCTCATTCAAAAAGTTAATTTCTCTTAAAGGTAGTCGTTCAACAAGTTCCATCGTATTATATATCTATAAAATATTATATTTAAATCAATTTTAATATAATATTCCTAAAGTATTATTAAATTATTTTTTTTAGATTCACGATATTCTTTAATTTTAGCCTGATTTTTAAAATACCATTCTTTTTTGTACTGTTTGTCACCTATAAGATGGACTCCGAATAAATAATGAATATTAAGTGAAGCCATTAATTCACACACCCAATATTCTTCTCTTTTACAGGCATCACTTGAATCTATAGTTGGATATTTTTCTATTATAATGAAATCCCAATTTTCCCAACCTCCATTATTATTTATACAATGATACAGGTAACCATCTCTGTTTTTTATAGAATGATTCTTGTGCTGGGCTTTACGTCTTACTGGGTCACACGTTCTACCTACGTACAAGTCTTTTACGTTATCATCTTTACAGACAATTTTATAAAAACAATTATTGGCGTAATTAATATTTTGAGGCGGCATTATTCCTTAATATATATATACAATATATTATATTTAAATCAATTTTCATATAAATAATTAAGATGCTGTTCTTGCTACGTACCTTTCTTTTCTACGCTGTAAGATGGTCTTGTATCTTTCAGGGTCTTCCGCCTTTATCTTCTGATAATATTTGATGGCTTTCTCATTACACTTCTCAGCATTCTCAGTTTGATATTTTTTCATTCTTGCCTGTTGCTTCTCGTAAGCATCAATTGCCCTCTGATTCTTATTAATATAAGTCTGAGCTTCTTCTAAAGTTGTAAAGTTCATTTTTATATATATACAAGAATATTATTTAAGTAATTGAATTCTTAT